GCCGTCATTTTTCTCTCCCCGCGAACCCGAAAGGTCAAGATCAACATGGCAGGGACGTTCAGTACGGGGCGGGTGGAGCCCGTGACGTTGGATCTTCAACTCCAGGCGGGGATCACGCTCAAGCCCGGGGACGTGCTACTCCTCGGGGTCCGCGGGTTGCTCACCGCGGAGCAAGCCCACCGGACCGTGGCCTATCTCAAGGACCGCCTCCCGGGCATCCGGGACGTGGTGATTGTGGAGGCCGAGACCCTGGCCGCCTACACGCCCGAGGAGGCGCCCGGGAGCGTGCCGGCATACGTGACCACGCTCTTGGACTCGTTGCTCAAGGGCGCCCCGCTGGACTTCCGCGGGGCCGAGGTGCCGGCACCCGTGCGGGACCGCCTGGAGGCGGCCCTGGGTCCCGTGAGGGCGTGGGACAATGGCGAGTGAGCCCGCGTACCCGTGGGAGACCGCCGGCACGCGCGAGATACCCGAGTGGGAGCGCGTGTTCCTCCAGCGGATGGAGGACATCGTGATCCCGCTTCCTCCCGGGCTCGGGATCGTGACCGCCGCCCCCGCCTCGTTCGTCCCGGACCCCGCGCCGATCCACGAGCGCCTGGCCGAGTGGGCCAGGATGGTGGAGGCCGCCCGCCGGCCCCCGCGGCATTGCGTCATCCTCGGGCAAGCCAAGTGGAACCGGATGATGGACGTGGCGGACGAGGCGGACCGCGCCACGCTCACCCAGTTGCGCGAGGAGGGCTCCATCATCGTGAGCCCGTTCTTGCCGGCGGCGGACGAGGCGTACCTATTCACCCCCGAGCCCGCGGACCTCCTCCCGCGCCCCGGGCGGTGGTGACCGTGGACTCCAACATCATGGATACCCCCGTGGAGACTGCCATAAAGGTGTCCCGCCGTGAGACCCTTGAGGCCATCCGGCGGCGCCTGGCTCAGATCCTGGACGGTTCCGCCGGCCACAAGCGCGGGTGCGATTGTGAGTGCGGGATGCCCTGGGATACGGGCAAGGTGGCCGCAATCGCCCGGGAGTTGCGTGAGGTTGTCCGGGAACTGGATGATCTCCCGGGAGAGAGCGGGGGGTCCGAACTTGACACCATCCAGGCCGAGCGGGAAGCCAGGCGACTCCAGGCCGAGAGGGAGGCCACGGGGGAGGCGTGGGACACGAGTCCCGCAACTTAAGCACGTCCCCGCGTACACCCACTCATCCGGCAAGGAGGCCATCCGCCTGGCCGCTAATGCCGGCCTCGTGCTGGATGGGTGGCAACAGGACTTTCTCACGGACTCCCTAGCGGAGGACGCGGACGGTAATTGGGAATGCTTTGAGTGCGGTCTGATCGTGGCCCGCCAGAATGGCAAGGGCTCGATTCTGGAGGCCCGGGTCCTGGCGGGGATGCTGCTATTCGGGGAAAAGCTCATCCTCTGGAGTGCGCACGAGACCAAGACCGCATTCGAGGCATTCCTACGCTGTGAGGAACTGTTCAACTCGGACCCGGAACTCCGGAAGTTGGTCAAGTCCGTTCACCGCGCGAACGGCAAGGAGGGAATCGAACTCCACAACGGTTCCCGGTTGCGGTTCGTGGCGCGGTCCTCGGGCTCGGGCCGCGGGTTCTCCGCGGACCTCGTGATCCTTGACGAGGCGTACGCGTTGACCGCTATCCAGATGGCGGCGCTCATTCCCACGCTCTCCTCCCGGGACAACCCGCAAATCTGGTACACCTCCTCCCCGCCGCTGGATGGCCTTACCGGGGATCACCTGTTCAACCTCCGGAAGCGCGCCAAGGATGGGACGGATGACTCCCTCCTCTGGTATGACTACGGTCTCCAGGAGTTGGACCTGGATGACCTGGACGAGATGTCCGACGCGGACCGCGTGGCCCTCCTCTCGGACCCGGACACATGGCTCAAGACCAACCCCGCCAGCGGTATCCGCATATCCGAGACGTTCACCCGCAAGGAATACAACACCCTCCCGTGGCGAGACTTTGCCCGGGAACGGTGCGGTATCTGGCCCCGCCAAATCAAGGAGGGCGCGGGCGTCATCGACATGGACGATTGGCGGTCCAAGCGGGTATTCGAGCGGCCAACCGGCGGAACGGTGTTTGCCCTGGACATCAACCCGCAACGCACCATGTCCGCGTTGTGGGCCATCACCGCCGAGGCGGAGGGGCCGATCACGCTTTCGTGTGTGGCGTACGAGGCGGGTACGGACTGGGTGGTCCCGCGCCTCGTCAAGCTACGGGACACCCGAGACCCCCTGGCCATCGTCCTGGATGTCAAGGGGCCGGCGGGCTCCCTCCTCCTGGACCTGGAGGACGAGGGGTTCCACCTCCCGCGCGACAAGGACCGCCCCCGCCGCGGGGACATGGCCATCCCGAACGCTCAAGAGGTGGCCGCCGCATATGGCTTGTTCGTGGACCTCTTCCGCCAGGGCATGATCTACAACTCGGGGGACGAACCCCTGGACCGCGCGGTCCAGACCGCGGAAACGCGCAACCTCGTGGGAGGTACGGCGTGGGACCGAGGCAAGGGCGGGGCGGACATCTCGCCACTCGTGGCCTCCACCATCGGCGTGTGGGCCATGGTGGCCCGCCGTCACCTCCTGGCGAAATATGATCTTATGGAGAGTTTCGCGTGACCGAGACCGTTACGAGTTGGGCCGAGGCCATCGGCCTCCTGGCTATCGCGCTGGGTCTGGCGTGGTTCGTCCGGGAGGAGTACGGGACCGGGTGGGCTCTCCTGGCCCTCGGTACCGTCATACTGTGCATGTCCGCCGGCCTGGCGGCGCTTGGCCGCCGGAAAGGTGGTACCCCGTGAGTTTCCTTTTCCGGCGGACTCAAAAGCGGTTCCAGGACATGAACGCGATACCCCCCAACTCCCAGGTAGGCCGGTACGGCGCGGGGGCCGCCATGGTCACCTCGGATACCGCGCTCCGGTCCTCCGCCGTGTGGGCCGCCCTCCGGTTGCGGGCCAACCTCATTTCAACCCTGCCCATCGACACGTACAAGCGCGACGCCAGCGGAGTCAATGTCCCGCTAGGGAACCCGCGTGTGACGTGGATCAACGGGGGCGTGGAGGTGAGGTGGGATGAGGCCCTATATGCCACCCAGATGGACCTGGACCGCTCGGGTAACGCGTTCGGGGTCATCACCAAGCGGAACGGGGCGGACCTCCCCGCCGAGATTGAGCTAGTCAACCTGAGTGACGTTCAGATCCACCCGCGGCGGGGTTGGGGTTCCTCCCTGGCCAATGACTGGGTATGGAAGATCAACGGGGTGGAGTACCCGTATGAGGATCTTTGGCACGAGCGCCAGTATGTGATCTCGGGTTTCCCCATGGGACTCAATGCCGTGGCCTATGCCGCGTATGCCGTGGGGGCCTACCTCTCCGCCCAGGACTTTGCCATCAAGTGGTTCACGGCGGACGCGTTGCCGGCGGCGGTCCTCAAGAACGAGGAGGAGACAGTCCCGCCCAAGGTGGCCGAGGCGGCCAAGGCCCGGTATCAGTCCAGCATGACCCCGGGCGGAGTGTTCGTCACGGGGCGGGACTGGACACTCTCCCCGATCAATGCGGCCAACGAATCGAACCGCTACATAGAACAGATGCAACAGGGCGTCCCGGATATCGCGCGATACTTTGACGTACCCGCGGACCTAATCGATGGATCGGTGTCCGGGTCCTCGGTCACGTACGCCAACGTGACCCAGCGCTTTACCCAGCTAGTCACCATTCACCTTGGGCCATCGATCACGCGGAGGGAACTAGCGCTTGGCCGGCTCTCCGCCGCTCCGCGGTTCACCAAGTTGAACCGCCGCGCCCTCCTGGCTATGGACCCCATGACTCAATCACAGTTGCTCGGACTGGAGATTGATAAGCGAATGACCACGGTCACCGAGGCGCGGGCGCTCAATGACAAGGCCCCCCTCACCGCCGCGGACAAGGCCGAGTTCAAGGACCTGTTCGGAGATAAGAACCCCGCACCCAAGCCCGCTAACGGAACCGCGCAAGAGACAGGAGTACCGGCATGACCACGATGCGCCAGGCGGCGGAGCGGCGGGGCCACGAGGTCCGCCAGTTGGCAGACCGCCCGAGCAAGCGCCACAACGCGGAGGATGGCCGCCCCGCGATGCGCGCCCACCTCTCGGACATCCAGGTCCGGGACTCGGCCAACGGTGATGGCCTCGTCCAGTTTGAGGGCCACGCCTCGGTGACCGAGACCGCATACGAGATGTGGGACTTTTTCGGCCCGTACTCCGAGGTTGTCTCGGCATCCGCGTTTGACACCACGTTGGCGCGTACCGGTCTGGATGTGCCGTTCGTGCTCGGGCATGACCAACTACGGCGCATTGCCCGGACCACCGCCGGCAACCTCCAGTTGTCCATGGATGATGCCGGCCTGGCGGTCCTGGCGGACCTGGACCCAACAGACCGGGACGTGGATTACATCCTCCCGAAACTCCGCGCGGGATACATCGATGAGATGTCATTCGCGTTCCGCATCACGCGGGGCCTATGGTCCCCGGACTATTCGGAGTACCGCATTGAGGAGGTGGACATCCACCGCGGGGACGTGGCCATCGTGGGCTATGGTGCCAACCCGTTCACGGACGCGGGTGTCCGCACGAGCGAGCCCAACGAGAACGAGCGCGCCCACGCCCTCCTGGCCCTGGCCCTGGCGGTGGGCAAGTGAGACCGTGGGCACGAGTCCGCCGGCCAGGGTGCGGGCGGGCGCCGCGCGGGTGGACGTGCCCGCGGTTGTTCGGCCATGACGGGCCATGCGCCCTAACGCCACGATGGTGGACCACCCTCATGATGTGGAGGCTATCCAGATGACCACGCCCGAACCGACCCCGGTAACCGAGGATGGGGATGTCATCGGAGTCCCGCCGGCCCCGCCGCCGGAAGAGGACGAACCGCCCACACCGCCGGAACCGCCCGTGGTACCGACCCCGCCCGCCGCGCCGCCCCCTCCGGAGGATGACGCGGACGAGTAAAAGGGCCTATGATCGCAGCTAGTACCGCGCTCCGCGCGCACGAGTTCCACCGGCGCCCCGCCTCGGTGGACCGTCTGACCTGGATGCCGGATGAGCCTATCCGTTGCCAACCCAAGGACAGACATGACTCTCCAGGAACTCCTCCAGCGCGCCCTGGAGGCGCGTAACGCGGCACTCACCGCGCGCTCCGCGCGCCAGTCCGAACTCATGGCCCTCCGCTCGGACCCCAACCTCACCGTGGAGGCGGTCACCGCCGCGGAGTCCGCGCGGGACGAGGCCACCCGCGCCGTGGATGCCGCACAGGCCGAGGTGGCCCGCCTGGAGAACGAGATCCAGGAGGAGGCCCGGATGTCGGCCCTCCAGGACGAGGTCCGCCAGACCGCCCCGCGGCCCACGGGCGGCGCCCGGGTCACCTCGGAGCCCGAGGTCTACGCCCGCGGCGGGGATGTCTCGTACTTCCGGGACCTCATGCGCGCCCAGACCCGTACGGGCCAGGGCGTGTCCGAGGCCGGGGAGCGCCTCCAGCGCAACTCGCGCCAGTTCGTGGACCAGGTCCGGAATGCGCCCCGCGCCGAGACCCGCGCACTGACCACCACCGATGGTGCCGGCGGTGACTTCGTTCCGCCGCTCTGGCTCATCAATGAGTTCATCGAACTGGCCCGCCCCGGGCGGGTCACGGCAGACCTCGTGCGCCAGCAGGTTCTCCCGGGCGGTACGGACACCATCTCGTTGCCGCGCCTGGCCACGGGAACCGCGGTTGCCCAGCAGGCAACCCAGAACACCGCGATTCAGAACACGGACGCCACCACGAACTCCGTTTCCGCGGCGGTCCTCACCCTGGCCGGCGGCCAGTCCCTGGCCCAGCAACTCCTGGACCAGTCCCCGATCAACATGGACGAAATCCTCCTGGAGGATCTGGCCTCGGACTACGCGGTCAAGGCGGACGTGTTCGTCATCTCCAACAACGCAGCCAACGCGGTGGGCCTCATCTCCGCCGCCGGTACCAACGTCAACGTCACGGCAACCACGCTCACGGGTGCCGGCTCGATTTGGGCCAAGCTGGCGGACGGTATCCAGCAGATCCACACCACCCGGTACATGCCGGCCACCGCAATCGTGATGCACCCGCGCCGTTGGGCGTGGATCATCTCCGCGGTGGACACCGCGGGCCGCCCGATGGTGACCCCGGACGCGATGAACCCCATTGCCCAGAGCGGTGGCGTCATCTCGGCCGGACGCGTGGGCGTCATGCAGGGTCTCCCGGTCTACACGGACCCGAACATCCCCACCAACCTGGGTGCCGGCACGAACCAGGACCCGGTCCTCCTCGTCCGGGAGCGGGACATCATTTTCTATGAGTCCGTCCCGCGGGCCGAGGCGAGCATCCAGCCCGGGTTCATGAACCTCACGGTTAACCTCCGGTTCTACCGGTACGTTGCGCTTCACGCGTCGCGGTTCACCAAGTCCATTGCAGTCCTGAACGGTGTTGGCCTCGTGGCCCCCACGTTCTAATCCTGATACCGGAGAGGGTGGCCGCCATGCCGGACCGAGTTGAGGTAACCGTCATCAGGAATGGCGGTAAGGACTTCCTTGAGGTCCCCACCCAGACCGAGGCCCAGATATCGGCCATCCTCTCCGATCGGGCGGGCTACATTGCCGCTGGACACCTCCACCTCATTCCCGATATTGACGCCACGTTGGCTCATCTCGGGTATCAGGGGGAACTCCCCGCATACGAGAAAGCAACCAAGACCAAGCGAACAGGAGGCCAGTAATGGCCAAGGACAACGCAGTCAACGCCCCGGACGTGGAACTGGAGGAGGACTCGTTCCAGACCGCGGTCCAGCAGCAGGGGAACCGGGACTGGCCCCTCCCGGGCGATGAGGGATACGTCCACCCGGACGGGACCCCCGCGTCCCGCCAGCAACTCCTGGACAACGCCCGCGCGGCGGCGGACCGGGCGGCGGCGGGCTCCATCATCCACGGCGCCCCCGCGGCCACCCCGGGGCCGCAGCTCCAGACCGAGGCGGCGGCGGCGGTCGCGCGGGCCGAGGCGGACTCCCCGGTCACCCCCAAGGAGGCGCGGGACGGACTCTCCGAGTTCGTGGAGACCGGGTTCCAGCGTGCGGCGGACAAGGCCGAGGAGTCGGACCAGCCCGTCACCGCATCCGTGGCCACGCCCAAGGAGGCCACCCCGGACGCCCGGAAGCGGACCGCCACCACGGATGCCGGCAAGACCACCCGATGATGGCCAGCGTGGCCAACCCGACCGTGGCGGCCCGGGTTGGCCACGCTTCACATCTGGCCACGGCGGGGTGGACACGGATGGCCATGGCCAGGAGACTGGACGTGGCCAAGCCCGCCAGCCTGGCCAAGGTGGCCGCCCCCGTGGCCACCGCGCCCGCCGGCCACCCTGCCCCACATTGGTGGCCGGCGGTTGCGCGCCTGGCCACCGTGGCAAGATCAGTGTCCACCGAGCCAGGAGGCCAGGAATGAGCGCCGAGGGCTACACGGGAGCGCCGAGCGCCCCGATCCCCATCTCTGGGGTGACCGGGCTCCCCGCCGCCCTGGCGGCCCTCACGGCGGCGGACGCGGCCCTCCAGGGCGCCGTGGACCTGGCTAACTGGGGATTCACCAAGCCATCGGATTACGGGTTCGTGGGCTGGACGTTTGACCCGGTCCAGGTCCAGGGCGGGTCCGCGCTCACCCCCGCGGGGACCACGTTCGTGGCGCGCATCCGGGCTACCGGTCCCGTCATCACGAACATCCATCAACACCTCACCACCGGGGGCGTGTCCCTCACCGCCGGCCAGTGCTTTTGCACCCTCCAGAATGACGCGGGAGCCCAGTTGGGGGCGGGTGCGGTGTCCGGGGACCTCTCCGCGGTGTGGAACTCGGGAGGCTTCAAGACCATCCCGTTGGCTACGCCTCAAGCGGTGACTCCCGGGGCGTGGTACCGCATCCGGTATTGGTACAACGGGACCACCGGCCCCACGTTCTCCCGCGGTGTGTCCTCGTCCACCGCCATCGTCAACGCGGGCGTGACTCCGCCGGCATACCGGTACTCCACCGCGGATACCGGCATCACCACCCTTGCATCCGCCCCCAACAACCTGGGTGCCCAGACCGGTGGCGCCATTGCTCACTGGATGGGGGTGTCCTGATGACCACGGTCATAGCTGGCCAGGCGGCCACGCTCTTGGTGGAGTGGCGCCAGTACGCGGGTGGCCCGATGGTGGACGTGGCCACGGTCGCCGTGGCCATCACGAACGTGGCCACGGCGGAGGTAGTCCTGGCCACCACGGGCGTGGGCGTTGTCCACGTGGCCACGGGGATCGATTCGTATACGTGGACACCGCTGGCCAGTCTGGCCGCGGGGGACTATCTGGTCACGTGGACCGGAGTGGACCCGGAACTGGACACGGTCACTGCCACCGAGGTCATCAACCTGTTGGCCGATCCCGCGGGCGCGTACACGTCCCTTGATGCGGTCAAGACCCAGTTGGGCAAGATCACGGTGGATGACCGGGATGACTCCATCGTGTCCGCCATCATCTCCGCCTCCCGCATGATCGATAGCGGGACCGGACGTTGGGCGGGGGCCTACCTTCCCGCGGCGGCCACCGCCACCGCGCGGACGTTCAACCTCATGGGCCGCGTGTGGCGAATCGATGCGCTCCGCTACGGAGTCCGGGTGGATGACATCGGCGTGGATACCGGGCTCACGGTGGAGACCGGGGTATCCGGTAGCGGCGCATGGGCGCCCGTGGTCACGTTCGGGACTGGACCGGAGAACGCCATCTCCCTCGGGGAACCCATCTCCAACCTCGTGTTGACCACCTCGTCCTTTGGCTCCATCGACTCCATCCGAGTGACCGCCAGGTGGGGGTGGCCGAGTACGCCCGCGGAAATCGAATTGGCGGCGCGCATGTTGGCGGCCCGCCTATACCGGCGCAAGGACTCCCA